CTGCGCACGGACAACCAAACCAATGTATTAATGTAATCAAAAAAACATTGTAAAGTTTTCGCTGCATTTGCTTTCTCATCATTTTTATCCTTAACTATTTGCTGTAGCAAACAATGATCCTTGAGAGCCAAGACCGTACCTATTTTCTGGGGACGTTTATAAATCTTATAAGTGATAATAACCCCATTCTCAAAAATACAACGATTAGCTGCAATCTCACGCTTTATAAAATCAGTTCTAATGTGAGGAAATATATCTCTATATTGATAGAAAATCTCCTTAACTTTTTCAAAATCTTCTGTAGTTGCGTGTTTCATTTTTTAAAAAGGAAAATTGGCTCATGTTTGGGTTTTCCTGTTTGTGAAGATAATTGAAGATGCCAAGTATCTGTAAGTTTAAAGCCAGTTTCCTTTCCTAGGCGCACAGTTTCAGATTCAAAATTTTTAATTCTCTTTGTATCAGCAACATTCAATGCTAAAATAGAACCGGGCTTTAACCCATAATAACAATTTTCTATTGTTTTCCTTAGAAACTCCTCCACCCAAAGTTCTGTAGTATCATACTTCTTATATGATTGTGTATCTTCATCAGAATATTTCTCCCAATCAAAATAAGGTGGTGAGGTGAAACAAAAATCTACACTGTTTTTATCTGGCCTAAAAACTTCACTACCGAGCTTATGTAATTCTATCGTCCTTTTCTTATTACCCCAATCATTGCGCATCTCTTTCAGTCCCTCAAAAGTTTCTGTACATGGATCAGTACCAATATAATTAATATTGGCTGTAATAGAGCCCAACAAACGACCTCCATAACCACAACTCATATCCCAAACAACTCCAGAATCTGTACCGAATAAGGAAGATTCCTTTTCTATAAACTTATCATATAATAGGGCGGCTGCTGTGGGTCTAAAATTAGAAACGACCTGTGTACCAGAATACCGACTGAGCATTGCCCTCATGTCCAAAATTGATATCATATGATGTTCTCTTTTTGGAAAGAAAGTGCCAGATAATATTTTTTTAATACCTTTCTTCAAATGCTCCTCATCATTCCAAATCTCTATAGGAGTTTTCATCGTGCCACATTTAATATCCCAATGATGTGTCATATAACTCCAAGCCAAAGAAAGACCGTGGGCAGAAGAACCCACAGTCTTTGTTCTTGGTTTAAAAAGAGTGGATCTATCGAACTTAATTAGTTTATTAAACTCCTTCTGACGCCATTTAAGGTCTTTTGGATAGTCTGGGAATCCCCTTCCTATCCATTCCTCATAAACCTCATTAACCAATTCTTCACTTACTTGAATTGGCATTGGGTCATTATCTCTGTTAAGCACGCAAGGAGATTCACTTCCGGATCAGCAACAAATGCACTATAATACTGATACTTACCAATAACCAAAACTGCAGCCGGAATGCTAGATGGCTCCATATATTCATATAACTTCTCATAAACTTTACGAAAGATTTTAACGGGATCATTATCTATATTATCAACTACCCATTTACGAACATTTCCAAACTCTTTATTTTTTAAATACTCCATAAGCGACTTCATATTAACTTCGGCAATATTTACCAAAATGCCAGAGTCAATCGTACCGCTCACACTATATCGTTGTAGCTCATTTAATACTCTCCTAAAATCAGGAAAGTGTTTCATAATTAATTCAGCAACTACAGGTTCTTCAAATCCAATATTTTCTGTCTTTAAAATTTTCTCTACACGGCCCATAAACTGGGCAGCAAGATGTGCTTTATTGCCATTGATTTTAAATTCAATGACAGCGCATCGAGAATGTAACGGTTCAATAATTCTGTTTTTGAAATTGCAGGTAAAAATAAACCTACAATTATTGTGAAACTCCTCAATGAACCCACGGAGTGCAGGTTGTGTTGATTGAGGATTTAGATAATCAGCCTCATCTAAAATTACAACTTTCTTACCACCTTGTAATGATACAGTTGAGGCAAAAGTTTTAATTTTATTTCTTAATACATCAATGCCGGATTCTTCAGAACCATTAATAATAATGTAATCAGATTTTAATTGCTCACATAAGGCGCGAGCAACCGTTGTCTTACCAACACCCGAACCACCAGACAAAAGGAGATTTGGAATCTCCTTCTGCCCAATAAATTCTAGAAAGGTATTTTTTATAGAATCTGGAAGAATACAATCATTAATACTTTTTGGTCTATATGATTCTACCCATAAAAACGATTCTGCCATAATTAATCACTCTGTTGTTCCATGGCGATCCAATAAGACGCCTTAGATCCTACCCACTGACTTACGCCAGCCTCTCTTGAACCAGAAAGTTCATAATCACCGGTAATCATCTTCAAATTTTCAGCTTTAAAATGATAATTAAATTCTGGCCCGTCGCGTGTTAAATCCAAATCCAATGTATAATTATTCGATGTTGAATTTTTAATATCAGTAGCTTCTAAGACAATTGTTTTTGAATTTTCTGACCGAATAATAATATCTGGAAGTTGCATTACTGCAGAGGCTTTCAAAATATCCCTCAAAATCCTTTCTTTGATAGTAATGTTTGCACCTAATTCCGGAACATTAAAAACTTCCGGAGGTGATGTAAGAATAGATGGATCTGAATAAAAATATTTAATTTTTGTTTGACCTCCATTTACGGTAAGATAACTATCATTATCAAATTTTAATTCTGGCGTATCAACTAAAGTTAATACTCCAAGGAATTCACTCAAATCATAAATTCCAAAGTCTGCAGGAAAAGTCTCCTTAACCTCAGACTCCGCCAAAATATTTTTCATAGTAGACATGGTCCGAAGTTTAGTACCTTCTTTAACCAAAAGATTTTGATTAACCGTTGAAAAGTTTTTCAACACATCTATCGTTTCACTGCTTAACTTCATTTTCACTCTCCTCATGTATATGTAACATGATTATTCCATAATGTAAAATCTTCATAAGGTCGTCTTTATTCTTGCCGCCTTTACGGCCATATCGTTGGGCATACTTCAAAAGGTTACCCATACAAAATCCTTCACCATGACCACATTCTTCTATAAACTCCAACGCTTGAAATTTATTTGCTGAATAATGTAACTCATAGGTGTTATCAATATATTCTCTCAACGCCTTTAGTGATTTGTTTTCACTAAACTTGTAATTATTTTCTGGAAGTTTTGTTACTTTCATATTCATAATTATCTCATATTTTAATACAAATGTCAATAGAAAATGTGGGGCGAACGTACTCGGTCTCCGAAAGGTATTTAGTGGTGGACCCTGGGACGTGCGTACGCCACCCCACAAGCGTTTTACTTCTTCTGGTTTACAAAATCATAAAACTTCTGAGCAGTTTCCATAATCTGTTCGACGCCAGGTACCGTAGGCATTTCTACCTTTGTTACCAAATATTCGTTATCTTCAGTATGGATACTGGTTTCAAACTGACCCCATTTTGCATGGTAATCATTCTGTACAAATTCCTTGGCCATACCAAGCAGTTCTGTACGAATTTCATAACCATTCTTATTAAGGGTTACTTGTGGCAATTTTGCCGCATCGGCAAATTTCTGCCATTGTGTTTCAGTTGTTTTATTTTCACTCATCATAATTTCCTCTGTGTGTGTAAGTGTGTTAAAATATCACCCATAAAAAGGCGGGTGTTAAATAAATAAAAGCTATTATAGCACAAGCTGATAATAAAGCAATTATCTCTTTCATTTTTATTGTACCTCTGTGTGTGTGTTTAATGTTAACCTATTTTTACGAGTCTTGGTTTTTTCTCGTCTGGGATAACTCTCTCAAGATTAATCAAGAGCATCCCATTTTCCATCTTTGCATCTTTCACAACGATATCATCCGCCAAAGTCCACTTACGGCTGAACTGACGAAATGAAATACCACGATGTAAAAGTTCTACATCATCAGCCTCTTCCTTCTTGGCTTTAGTGCGAACTGTAAGAACCCCATCACCGACCTCAACTTCTAGGTCATCACGGGACAAACCGGCAAGGGCCAGTTCGATAGTAAAATCTGTATCACTATCCTTACGAATGTTGTAGGGTGGGAAACCAGTTGATGCAGCCTGGTGTGATGCGTAGTCTTGTAGCCGGTCAAAGACACGGTCAAAACCTACAGCATAGGGGGTTAAAAGATTCCGATCAAAGTGATCGAATACGTTTGCGAGTGCTTGTGTAGTTACCATTTCAGTATCCTCCTTAAATATCAAGCAAGGTTAAATTGAGAAACCCCGAAGGCATTTCTCACTTCTATTTATGCAAATGTTACTATTGACATAATAACAAATACACTCCACAAGATGACCCATCCTAAAGCGGAGAGCCATTTGAGAACAAAAGCATATGCTCTCAGTGGTTCTAAATTTCCAGCGCG